ACCGCTGCTACGCCGACTTCAGCACCGACGGCATTCCTGTCTTGGCCAGCCGCCGTTTGGCGCCCTTTGACGACTTGCACAGCATCAGCAACCGCAAGGCCTATTTGGTGATGTCGGGCTCAGTTGTAGGCCACCCGGACCGCACGGCACGCACCTTTGTGAACGTGGGTAAGACGGCCATCGGCTCTTACAGCAGCACGCACAACTACCAGCGCCAGGACTTGAACGGTGACGGCATTGTGGAAACCACCGTCAACAACTGGGCCAGGCCGCGCCTTGCGCGTCATGCCAGTGCCGACACCTATTGCGGTAACCCTGCAGCGGGCGACAGCCAGTCTTCCACTGGTTTGATTGCCGTGCAGGGCCAGCACTACAACGCCACTTCGGGCCACCGCAACTTCTCCAATGCCACCACTGACCAGCTGGTGGCCGACCCGACCATCGTCCCCATTCCCTACACCGACACGCCCAGCAACAACTACCAGGCGGTCTGGGCGATTCCGGTGGGTGACCTACCGACCTACAGCAGCCACGTCTGGCGTGTCTACAACTGGGGTTTCACCGGCCTCATCGTCGAAGGCTGGGGCCTGGCCTACATGACGCCGGTCACGCGCTGATCGCAAGCGTCGCCCTCACAAAACATTCTCATCAGGAGCACCCCACATGTACGTCATCCGCACCGACACCGGTGAAGAACTCTTTCGTGGCCCGGCCGAGCAGGCCAAGGCCTACTTTGGCAACGGCAAGCGCTGGCTGGGCCGCATCGTCGACGATACCGACCCGGACGACCCCATCGAAGTCGAGCCTGGCGCCGAAGTGGCGCTGGAGCTGGGCTACGAAGACACCCTCGCCGAAAAACGCCTCTACCTGTCCGACACCGATTGGTACGTCATCCGCGAGCAGGAGACCGGCAAACCTATGCCCGATGCGGTGCGCGCCCGCCGCTCTGCCATCCGCGTCTCGCTGTGATGGGGACGCGCCATGCCCGATCCCACTCTGTCTGAAGCCATTCGGGAGGCCTACGCCCACGCACCCACGGACGCCATCATCCTGCACACGCTGGAACTGCGCCACCCGGACTTCCGGGACGACGCTGGCAACGCAGTAGCCATCCGTGTCGTACGCGATCAGGTCGACCTGACCGCCCGGCTCGAAGCCGATGCCCCACTCAACGCGGACCAGATGGTCACCTTCATCGCCATGGGCTTTGAGCTGGACCTGCCGCCGGTGGACACCGCACCCGTGCCCGAGATTGTGGTCACGCTCGACAACGTCAGCCGCGAGATCGTGCGGCATCTGGATGCAGCAGCCGAATCGCAGGCGGTGATCGAGATCACCTACCGGCCGTATCTCTCCAACGACCTCGAAGGTCCGCAGATGGATCCGCCCATCACCCTTGTGCTGACCGAGGTCGAGGCCGATGTGCAGCGTGTGACCGCCCGCGCCCGCATGATGGACATCGGCAACAAGGCTTTCCCCAGCCGTACCTACACGGCGCGGGAGTTTCCGGGGCTGACGCGATGAGTGCCATTCGGGCGGCGCAGCTTACTGACTTGATCGGCTTGCCCTGGATAGCCGGTGCAAGAGGCCCCGCAGCCTACGACTGCTGGGGCTTGTTCCTGGCCGTGCAGCGCGACCACTTTGGCCGCGACCTGCCCGAAATCCCAGTCGATGCCCTGGACCTGCGTGCCGTGCTCGACGCCTTCACTGCCCACCCCGAACGCCAGCGCTGGCAGTCGGTGAGTGCAGCAGAAGAGGGCGACGCCGTCCTGATGCGCCAGTCGCGCTACCCGGTGCACATCGGCGTTTGGCTGGACATCGATGGCGGTGGCGTGCTGCATGCCGTACGCCATGCCGGGGTGGTGTTCCAAACCCTGACTGCGCTGGATGCCCACGGTTGGCGCATCGAGGGCTATTACAGGTTCAAGGCACAAGTGCAAAGCGCCCAGGAAAAACCCGATGCAACTTGAAGCTTGCAACTTGCCCCCTGCGCCTGTCGTCGTCTGGCCCCGCAACCCTTTCCACCCCGCCGACAAAGACCTGCACGCTGTGGAGGTGGGCAGCACCGTCGCCGACTGGATGCGCGCCCAAGCCATCACCGAATTCCCGCTGCCCACCGTCTGCCTGGTCAACGGCCAGCCCCTGCTGCGCCGCGACTGGGCCATTCGCCCGCTGGCGGCACACGATGTGGTGATCCTGGTCGGCCTGCCCGGTGGTGGTGGAGGCGGTGGCGGCAGCAACCCGCTGCGGGTGGTCTTGTCGATCGCCGTGATGGTGTTGGCCCCCTATGCCGCTGCCGGACTCATGGGTTACGGCATGACGGCCGCTGGCATTGCCGCTGCGCAAGCGGCCATGGGCACCATCGGCTTTGGGCTGTTGGCCGCCGGGGTCAGCGTGCTCGGCGCTTACCTGGTCAACGCCCTGGTGCCCCTGCCTAGTGCCAATGTGCCCTCGGCGCAAAACGCCCTGGCGCCCAGCCCCACGTACTCGCTGCAATCCCAAGGAAACTTTGCCCGCCTGCTGCAGCCCATCCCAGTCATTTACGGTCGTCACTTGGTCTACCCCGACCTGGGCGCCACGCCCTATACCGAGTACCTCAACAACGAGCAGTACCTGCACCAGTTGCTGGTCATTGGCCAGGGCGACTACGACATCCAGGCGGTGCGCATCGAAGACACGCCGATCCAGTCCTTCGAGGAGGTGCAGGCCCAGGTCATCCTGCCCGGTGGGCAGAACACCCTGTTCAACCACGACGTGGTCACGGCCCCTGAAGTGGCCGGTCAGGAGTTGTTGGCGATGGACGACCCGGCCAACACCCGGGGTGAGTCGATCGGCCCCTTCATCATCAACCCGCCCGAAACCCGCATCGACAGCATTGGCATAGACATCCTCCTGCCCCGTGGTCTCTTCTACGCCAACGATGCCGGTGGCCAAGACGCCAAGGAAGTGCGCTGGACAGTGGAAGCCCGTGCCGTGAACGACGAGGGCGAACCCATCACCGGCTGGCAGACCCTGGTGCGAGACACCAATTACGGCAATTGGAGCGCCTGGAACCCCACCTGGTCCTCCCAGCCTGCTGCCCAGGTGCAGACCTACCACTCGGACTTTGAGGGTGGGTACTACACCATCAGCTATCAGCCGCCCTCGGTGCCCACCAAAACCCCCACCGAGGAATACCAGCTGGGCGACTGCGCCAATCAGGACTGGGAGTCGGGCATTTGCTACAGCTATTACATCCAGCGCCGCACCCGCAGTGCCTACAGCCAGCAAGAGGTGATCAGTGCCGCCACTCCAGACACCATCCGGCGCAGCTACCGCTATCCCGTCACCCCGGGCCGGTACGAAGTGCGCGTGGTTCGGCTCGACCACAAAGACACCCGGGCCCGTGCCGGCCATGAGTTGCGCTGGGGCGAGGTGCGCGGCTATCTGGTCAACCCCAGCCTGCCGACGGGCATCACCTTTCTGGCCGTCAAGATGCGTGCCACCGACAACCTGTCGATGCGCTCGAGCCGCCTCGTCAACTGTCTGATCACGCGCAAGCTGCCGGTCTGGAGCCCGACCACCGGTTGGAGCACCCCGCAAGCTACCCGGTCGATCGCCTGGGCCTTTGCCGACGCGGTGCGGGCCGACTATGGAGCGAAGCTCGCCGACAGCCGAATCGACCTGGCGGCGCTCTACCGCTTGGATCAGACCTGGGCCGCACGGGGCGACCAGTTCGACGCCGTCTTCGACCAGAAAGTCACGGTCTGGGAAGCACTCACCCGCATCGCCCGCTGTGGCCGCGCCGTGCCTTATCTTCAAAGTGGCGTGGTGCGCTTGGTGCGAGATGAACCCAAGACGCTGCCGGTGGCGCGTTTCACCACCGCCAACATCGTCAAAGGCAGTTTCAAGCTTCAGTACGTCATGCCTGGCGAAGAGACGGCCGATGCCGTGACGGTGGAGTACTTCAACCCCAAGACCTGGAAGCCGTCCGAAGTCACGGTGTCGCTGCCAGGCTCCACCGAAGCCAACCCGGCCACGGTGAACCTGTTTGGCTGCACCAGCCAGGCCCAGGCCATGCGCGAGGGCAAGTACATCGCGGCGGCCAATCGCTATCGCCGCCGGCTCATCACCTTCCGCACGGAGATGGAAGGCTTGATACCCACCTTCGGCGATCTGATCGCCATCAGCCACGACATGCCCGCAGAAGGTACCGAGGGCAGCACAGCAGGGGAGAGCTCGGACGTGCCCTGGAGCCAACTGGCCCGGGTCATGGCCATCCGCCCCCGAGGCGAACAGGTCGAGATTGCCTGCGTGG